GGTGCTAAACTCTGGAACTATCAGATTTCAAGTCATGAACCTGGAGAACCAATCCTCCAAGTCGGAGGAACATAAAACCGAAGAATTAGAGAAGCAAGTAGAAAATTTAAAGAAAATTATACAACTACAACAAAAAACACAAGAACACGATAGAAATTCCCAACTTAAACATTTTAGATATGAAATGATGTAATTATGCCTGTTATTGACGACATTTATCTAGGTAATCCGAACCTAAAAAAAGCAAACGTTCCTGTTGAGTTTACACAAGAACAACTTTTAGAATATGTGGCTTGTAGGGAAGATCCTGTTTATTTTGCTAAACAACATGTAAAGATCGTCAGTCTGGATGAAGGTTTAACACCATTTAGACCTTATGATTTTCAAGAGAAGTTAATTACAAGATTTCACGAGAATAGATTTAATATTTGTAAGATGCCTCGTCAGACAGGTAAATCTACGACGTGTATATCATATCTCTTGCATTATTTGCTTTTTAATGATAGTGTTAATATTGGTATTCTTGCAAACAAGGCAGCTACTGCAAGGGAATTATTAGGTCGTTTACAAACGGCATATGAGAATGTTCCTAAGTGGATGCAACAAGGTGTGTTGTCTTGGAATAGAGGATCATTGGAGTTAGAGAATGGATCTAAAATATTGGCAGCATCTACCTCTGCAAGTGCAGTTCGAGGTATGTCTTTCAACATTCTATTTTTGGACGAGTTTGCCTTTGTACCTAATCATATTGCTGAGTCGTTCTTTGCCTCTGTTTATCCTACTATCACTTCTGGTAAATCCACGAAAGTTATAATGGTATCTACCCCTCACGGGATGAATCATTTTTATAGGTATTGGCACGACGCTGAAAGAGGAAAGAATGAATATGTTCCTACAGATGTTCATTGGTCTGAAGTTCCTGGTAGAGATGCTAAGTGGCAAGCACAAACTATAGCAAACACATCAGAACAACAGTTTAAGGTTGAGTTTGAATGTGAATTCTTAGGTTCTGTTGATACTCTTATTGCACCAAGTAAATTAAGAACCTTGGTGTATGATAGTCCAAAGAAAAGAAATGCTGGATTGGATGTGTATGAAGATCCAAAAGAAAAACATGATTATGTTATAACGGTAGATGTTGCAAGAGGAGTTTCAAAGGATTATTCTGCATTTGTAGTTGTAGATATAACAAAGTTTCCACATAGAGTAGTAGCAAAGTATAGGAATAATGATATTAAACCTATGCTATTTCCTAGTATTATATACGAGGTAGCAACACAGTATAATCAAGCATTTATATTATGTGAAGTAAATGATATTGGAGATCAAGTAGCAGCAATTATAAATTATGATTTGGAGTATGAAAACCTATTAATGTGTTCTATGAGAGGTAGAGCAGGCCAGGTTGTTGGTCAAGGTTTCTCTGGTAAGAAGACACAACTTGGAGTTAAGATGTCCAAGACTGTTAAGAAAGTTGGTGCTCTCAATCTTAAAACTATGATTGAAAGTGATAAAGTATTGTTCAAAGATTATGAGATATTAAGTGAACTTACCACATTTATTCAAAAGAGTAACTCATTTGAAGCAGAAGAGGGATGTAATGATGACCTTGCAATGTGCCTTGTCATATATGCATGGTTAGTAGCACAAGACTATTTCAAAGAACTTACTGATCAAGATGTAAGAAAAAGGTTATATGAGGAACAGAAAAATCAGATAGAACAAGATATGGCTCCTTTTGGCTTTATTTCTGATGGTTTAGATAGTGAAAGTTTTGTGGATGCTGAAGGAGATAGATGGCATACTGATGAATATGGTGATAGATCATATATGTGGGAGTATATGTAAACCCCCAAAATAATAAATAATTTTTAGATTAATCTGAGAATCGGAGAAAGAAAACATGGCGACTCCTCAATTATCTCCTGGAGTACTGACTAGAGAGGTTGACTTAACAGTAGGAAGAGCTGATAATGTACTGGATAACATCGGTGCAATTGCTGGTCCTTTTAGAATTGGACCTATCGATGATCCAATTGATATTTCAACTGAAGAAGATCTGATAGCAACTTTTGGTAAGCCACTGTCTACAGATGCTCAATATGAGTACTGGATGAGTGCAGCATCTTATCTTTCTTACGGGGGAGTTTTAAAGGTTGTTAGAACTGACAATACCAACTTGAACACTGGTAACGCTGGTGTTGGTGTTGCTTCTGAAACAACGACAAAAATTAAGAATTACGATGATTACCAAGCAAATTGGACCTCAACCTCCGATTTCTCTTGGGCAGCAAAAACTCCTGGTTCTTGGTCAAATGGTCTAAAGGTTTGTGTTATTGATGACCTTGCCGACCAAACAATTGGTATTACTACCACAAGTCTTGGTGATTATGGTGCTAAGATTGGTTATGGTGTTACTTCTGCGTTAATTAACGAAGTTATACCTGGTGCTGTAACCACTTCAACTTTCAACGGTTATCTTAAGGGTATTATCACTGGTGTATCTACTGATGCAACTAACGGTAATTCTACAATTGATGTTAAAGTTGTTTCTCGTGTAACTGGTGCTGCTGGTACATCTGGAACTTATGCCGAAACTAAGATTGATTATAAAGAGTCAACTTCATATGCTGCATTCCAAGCATCTGATACTCTTTGGTTCGTAGATAACGTTGGTGTTAACACTGGTGCTCCAAATGCTCCTAACACTGCAGTTTCTGCAAGTGCTGCATCTGTTGCTGACTGGTATAATGCTCAGACACTTACATTAGATAACGCAACAATCTACTGGAAGTCAATTGCACCAAAACCTGTTTCTAACGTATATGTTACTGATAGAAACGGTGAAGGTGATTCTCTTCACGTTGCCGTTGTTGATGATTACGGTTCAGTAACTGGAATCAAAGGTAATGTTCTTGAGAAGCATGTAGGTCTTTCTAAAGCAGTTGATTCAGTATCATCTGTAAATTCTCCTCAGAAGAATTACTACAAACAGCATATTGCAGATTACTCTGATAATACATATGCTGGATATAACCCATCTAATGCTAAAGATGCATATTGGGGAACAGAACCAAGAGCAACTGGATTTGGAACTGCATTTACCGCATACACAACTGCTCAAGGTTTATGGGGTCAACCAGCACAGGATAATACATTCTCCGCAATCGGAAATGTTACTTATACTTTAGGTGGTGGTGAAGACTACTCCGCAGGAATTCCAATCATCGGTGAAAACGGTGGAATGACTGCAACACTAGGTGATCTACAAACATCCTACAAACTCTTTGAGAATAAGGATGAAATTGCAGTTGATTACCTAATCATGGGTCCTGGTTTAGGTGCTAAGAACCTATCTCAGTCCAAAGCAAATTATCTAATTTCTCTTGCAAATGAGAGAAAAGACTGTGTTGCTGTTGTTGGTCCACATAGGGCAGACCTTGTTAACATTACAAATACAACAACTCAGACTGATAACCTTGTAGAATACTTCAGTCCACTTACTTCTTCCTCTTACGGAATCTTCGATAGTGGTTACAAGTATACCTACGACAGATTTAACAACGAATTTAGATACATTCCATGTAACGCAGACGTTGCTGGACTAATGTGTCGCACAAATATCGTTGCTTATCCTTGGTTCTCACCTGCTGGACAGCAAAGAGGTATGATTAATAATGCTATTAAACTAGCATATAATCCAACTAAGGATCAAAGAGACATTCTTTATCCACAAAGAGTTAACGCTATTATCACAAAACCTGGCGTTGGTACTATGCTCTTTGGTGATAAGACTGCACTTGGTTATGCATCTGCATTCGACAGAATCAACGTTCGTCGCCTGTTCTTAACAATCGAACAAGCACTACAAAGATCTGCTGAAGCACAACTCTTTGAACTTAATGATGAATTAACTAGAGCGAACTTTAGAAACATTGTTGAACCTTATTTGCGTGATGTCGAAGCAAAACGCGGACTCTACGGATTCCTAGTTGTTTGCGACACAACAAATAATACTCCCGACGTTATTGATAACAATGAATTTAGAGCAGACATCTACCTGAAACCTGCCAAGTCTATCAACTATGTAACTCTTACATTT